TGCTGATCTTCTCTACAATTCTTACCGAAGCGAAGCTCTGTGGCAGCACCGACGGTACTCAAGTTCTTCGGCATTTAATATTACTACTGATTTTAATTTGCATACATGAGACCCGCGCAGCCATTATTCACTCTGAGAATATTATAATTTACTGCATAAATAGGGTCTATGATTTCCCTAGACTCGCTATGAATCTTTACCGACTCGACACGTGAAAAATTAAGTGAACCGGAAGGCTGTAAGGAACTTGTGTTTAAACAAAACGAATGTAAGAAACAATCCGGAGATGTGACGAAGTTTGTGTGGTAATAATGCTGAACATCCACGAAATGCGGCTTCGCCCACTTCCACGAGCTTATATCGGTACCGTTGATGCTAATTTTTAATTTATTATCTATGGAAGTCAGTGTACTTTCCATGTTAGTATTAGCGCAAGCAAAATATTTAACCGGGTGATTAAACGTCAACTCTTGAACAAGTTCACCGGATGGGATACTTTTTTGTACTTGTGTTATGAGAATGTTATGTTCACGGGAAGCCATTATTCCACGTTCTTCGTTATCTAAGTAGTAATAATTAGCGTAAGCATCCACGTTATAATTACCAGCTTCGGGGCCCCAATAAATGCGTAATTCCACGGTGCTGTACTGCAACGCCACGAGAGGAATGGCGGATTGAGGTCCTTCACAATAAAAGAAACGCAAAGGGTAAAAATATGAGCGAGCAGATGCACCGGGGTGCACACCGTTAGAACTTTTACTCACATTTTGTGCGAACATATCTACAGCTATATTCTCACTAAAATCGTAATCTTGAACGTCAATAACCTGTCCGGCCACTAAAAGTTCCACCTTATTTATCACATCTCCCCAATCCTGGAGATCTACCGCCTGTGTGTTATTATCTATCGCGAAATAGGTATATCCTAGGAGATCACCGTTTCTTTCGAATTTGATAGATGACATGGAATTACCTTTCACAGCTCCTTGTATCGTCTGCTTTTCGACGGACTGTGAAAAGTTAGAATGCCTTTTGAATGTGGAAGTGAAAAATGATATTTCGGGCTCCCCAATTATATGCTCGTCTTGTGCACCAATTGCGACTAACTGTACGATTCCAGAAGACATACTTACTATAGTAAAAGTATTTTTAAATTACGAGTATATAACGTCCTGAAATCTATGCGAGGTTCTTTTTGCGACACGTGAACCGGAAAATCATTACAGAGTTACTTATCTCCGCCGTAGCACCGGTTTCTTTATCGATGTTAAATGTTAAACGGTCAAGCCTGCGAATAGGGTTATGAAAACACTGTACGATCGGATACTCGTCTTTGAACGTTATGACCGTGTTAACTGGGGTCGCATCTCCAACTGGTTCCTGAGCAACACATGGACCGATGACTGTTCCGAAAATACCATTCAAATGATTGGCGGAGTCTACGATGAGATCCGTAGCGGAATCACCCGGATAGTTTATTTCCGCCTGCCCCCTTTGTGAAAAGTGTGTACGAAGCTCTTCTATACCTATGTGTAAAGCTCGTTGAGCCCTGGCACTCCCACTGCTTGATGTTCGAAAAGTGGCAGCTACCAATCGAGCCTGAACGACATTTTCTAACGGGGTGGGTAAATGCATGACAAAATCGGTATCAGTGTTATTCGTATGATTCGGTTCAGTGAAAATATTATCGATGATCACCGTGTGAATCTCGTGATTATAATCGGGAATATCGGGCTGAGATTGGGCTATGAGGAGCGCCATTTATAATACACTTAGAATTTTTCTACTTAAATACGTTGTAACGATTTAACTAGAAAACGATGATGATTTAAAAAAATATTTATCCAACGATCTTGTAATTGGCGTGATCGCGAACGAGCTGCTGGTCACCACAGACTCCACCGGTACTCGTGGAGTACACACTGTCGGAGAGGCAGTCGACACTGCTCTTGAGAGACATCAGGGACGCCTGGGAGACGGCCTCGATATCAATATTCTTAGGCTGGTACCTAGACTTACGATCACTGAAAAGAAGCGCAATTACGAAAAGTAATCCGATGGTGATAGCGATGGCCTTGAGTGTCGCGCGATTGGTAGAGTCGAGCTTCATTTTACTATGTGCTGATATTTTTTTATAAAGTGCGTTAAAGAGAATAGATTAGTTTCATTATAGAGAGTAATGGACGGTGAAATTGTCCTCGACAGGGGAAATGATTCGGTCATGAAACTCGATGAGAGGGAACAAGCCATGATGGATGAAATTCAACTCGATTTTGGTAGACCCCATGCTCACACGGGCGGTGCCCCCACTATTCAGCGAATGCATCGTTCGGATGCCCCGCCTGCCGAAATGTTTCAAGACGACGTAGACGCTTTTGCGAACCCTTCTAAACAGGCGGCTCCCCCACCTCCGCAAATGGATGAGCCTATTGATCACGGTGAATATGATAACGGTAACGCATATAACGCCGCCCCCGCGGCGTTCGATTATGGTCCTGAGCAACACGAAGAGCAACCGTCACCTGGATACAAGACGATTGATGAAGAAAAGTCTGATCTTTTGAATAAACTCGGGCGACTTGAGAAGCGTGGATTTAATATCAATAAATCACTCAACGCGTACTCGGCTGTGGATGATTTACGCACGGAGGTTAAGCGTATCACGTATAGTATAGATGTAGACAAGTCTATTAAGTTTTCGAGACGTATGCTCATAGCGTGTGTGACTGGTATCGAGTTCTTGAATAAAAAGTATAATCCATTCGAAATTCAGTTAGAGGGTTGGTCGGAGAATATCATGGAGAACCAGGATGATTACGATGAAGTGTTCGAAGAATTGTACGTCAAATATCGAACGAAGATGAACGTTGCACCAGAGATTAAGTTAATCATGATGCTCGGTGGATCTGCCATGATGTTCCATCTTACCAATAGTATGTTCAAACAGGTCATGCCCAATGTGAACGATGTGATGAAGCAGAACCCCGATCTCATGCAGAATATGATGAGCGCGGTTCAGAATACGATGGTTAACCCTGGTCAAACATCCACCACTCCCCCGGGTGAGCGCCACGAGATGCGCGGTCCGGGACTCGACATTTCGAGCTTGATGGGTAATATCATGATGCCACCCGGACCCCCTATGAACACGACGCCCATGGTTTCCGCCCAACGGGAATATGTACCCGAGGTGGAGGAAGACGATGACGACATTTCGGATATTGTTTCCGAAAAAGCTGCAGATGATATGGACGATGATGTTAAGGAAGTTAAATTACCCGCAGCAAAGGCCAGGAAAGGAGGGCGAAAGAAGAAGGTTGAAATTAATTTGTAAACCTATATAAATGATAGGCTACAGCCCGATTGATTTCGATGACCCTATCGAGGTACCGATTCCCAGAAAGAAGGAAATCGTGGTCGATAAACCTCGCATCATAGAAAGAGTTCCAATAAAACCGGAGCCCGAAGAGCCGGTCGCTGATGAAGATACCGAGTGTAATTTCCTCGTGTTCTTCTTTATCGTGGGTGTCATTGCGCTAGCCGCAATGGATTCTACGAAAAGGTAAGTATCATAAATGTACCACACGAGTCATCTTGTGTGTTAGATTTATAACAACGTATTTCCTTTAATTATTTTCCAAATTCGAAACGCGTTCCAATAAGGCGTAGTACGCTTGTTCCATGACTAATATTCGTTCTTGTAAATTTGTTGTTTTTAATTTTTCGCGATCGAGATCGGTTTCTAGTACAGCGATCCTATCCTTCTCCGTGTCGATTATACCCGATAATTCCTGTATCGCTCCCACGGATGCGACTGATATAGCATTCATATTCACCATCAGGGGTGTTTGAGTTAATTTCGCTTTTTGATAATGTACTTCACCCTCTCGCCAATAATCCTTTCGTTCATCATCTGGTACGATCGTCCATTCACTCTTTTCTTCGTCTGAAAGTCTGTCATACGATTCCTCGAAAAGATACTCCGTGAGTACCTGTTCTTCTACCCCCTTTACTAAATAGCTCGTCACGGGATCTGCGAGGAGTTCTTGGGCGATGAACCCATCTTCGTAATGCCAATCCTTGATGGGTTGAACTTCAAATTCGGGATCTATGTTTATAGGACCACCGTCGGGTTCTGGTGCCTTAATATTTTCCCATTCTTCATCCGTAGGTATCCATATTCCCGCGGCGCCATCCGGAACCCGTGATATCTTTTCGTACCTTTTTGGTATAAGTTTATTAATAAGAGTAAGATTATCTGTTATCGGGGTTTCGTTATACTTTATACGATCATCTGAGTAGTAGTGAGTGTGCAGTTGACTGTGACCGTGATTCGACGACGCGTAGTAGTGAGCATGTACCGGTGCAAACCCGGGAATGCTGGAGCCCTGGATGAAGCACTGGATCCTCTGGCACCGAACGTTGTTACCTGATATTATATCTCCCTGCGCACTCATATACCCAGCTGAATTAATCCAAGTTGGCGCCATATATGTAATCTGGGTCGGGGCCGCCGTTCCCCCAGTGAAACCAGCTTGATTTGGGTCACCGAAACCAAAATAGGCGCTGGTAACGTTTGTACCAAATTTAACCCCGTAATTATCTATTTTCAGCGTTCCAGCCGGAACGTTGATCTCGACACCTCCATCGACGCGTAAAACATAACCCTCGGGCATCGCGGAGCTGGGCTGGACCCAATTTCCAGCGCGTGCAGTCACGGGGTCCATATTGATTCCTACCGCATTTCTCCATAGAGTTAGAGGTTGTGTGACGGGGTATAATTGGTTCACGAAATTCAAAACATCCTGATTATCGTCCGTCATAAACATTTTGAATATCCCCTGTTGATTTGACGCGTTATGTGCCTCAATCTGAAATCCAGATTCATTTGAGCCGCCGCCGGAGGACTGTTCACTAAACACTTTCACGTACGTACTCGACTCACTTGGTTTTCGTGTTGCTAATATATTACCCACGACGTGTAAACTTTCTTGGGGAAAATCTATGTTCACACCTACACGGTTCGAGAGGTTATCTACATAGAATACCGGTACTATACCCGGATTGTTTTGCGTCGTTAATTGTCCATCCGTTGTATTTTGACCGATGTACATATTGTTCAAAATACGTAAATCACCACCGGAAACTAATTTTTCACTAGGAGAACCGTGTTCGTATAAATCCTGACACGTTGGGTGTGCACATACGACGGGAATATTTGTTGTGGGATCTGTCCAAGAAGGAGAATCAAGAAATGGGTTGTACGTTTCAAACGCAAAATTGCCCATTTTTATACCCGTCGGTGTCTCCGCGTCCAAATAACTACCAACACTAAACCTAGAATCACCGATCCAATGCTGTATATTCTTATCGGGGCTATACACAGTCACAGCACCCGAATCATAACCACCAGAATCACTCGACCGCTCGCCAACTACAATACGATTACCATTTTTGGATATGGCTACGGATGATCCAAAACTAAGAGATTGTGAAATGGACGTTGTAAAATCACTCGATACTAGCGTCACAGACCCCCCGGGATGTGTTCCTACCGGGGGTGTTGACGTGATGTTATCCAATACCCACGCCCCGGAAATATAATTAAACACGTAAATCGCTCCCCGATTATCAGCCGAGTCGGTGTAGGCGGGAGAACCTACAACTAAACGATTACCATCACCTGATAAAGCTACTTGCCTTCTATTCCCCGTGGCGTAGTTGATATCACCCTTCCCTACCCCGAAAGCTTCGGTACTGGTTACACCCGTAAGAGTTGCACCCTTCTGTGTCCACGTACCCGTCATGGTGGATGGAGCGGTATACACCCGAACTTCGCTACCAGCTGATCCCC